ATCAATAGCCTTCTGTATAAACTGTTGCGCCAGCTTGTATGGCGGGTTTGTAATTATGTTGGGGGCGGCAAGCTTTTGTTCCATGAGAAAATCAACACCGGCATCACCGTAACCATAGTTATTCAGATCAGTGCTTATGACGTTGTGATACAAAGAGACAGGTTCAGAGATAGCACCATCGCCGCAAGCTGGTTCCCATATGTCACCATCAAAACTTTCATGGTCTAACAATGCTTCAATAGCCACCAGTGGCGTTGGGTAAAAGTCATCTTTCTGCCTACTCATTGTAGCCACCATAGACCAACTTGCATGTTGGACATTCATGGCGACCATCAAGAAAGGTCTGACAACGGATACACATATCAGCAGCGGCCAACCGTTCTACCTTGCCGTTGTCGGGGTATTTTTTATTTAAGCTGCCGGAACCATCACATGTCTCGCAATCCTCTGGCACTACGTCAGTCGGGTCAAACCAATCTTTGACATACATAAACCCCTTACCCTTGCATTTGGAGCATGGTATCGTTGTAAAAATCATTAGGCTTTACCTCACCGTTAGTTGCTAACAAGATCCTACGCATGGTTTCCGGGTTTGGATACCGCCTACCAGCTATGAAATGATTGATAGCTGATCGTGATATGCCGCAACGCCTAGCAAACCTAGCTTGGCTTATCTTGTTGATTTTTATGTACTCTTTCAACGTCATAACTTTTCTCAACTTTGTGTGTTGACCGTTTGTAAACATTAAGCTACTTTACAAAAACTAGCAAGAGGATAAAGCAATGAGTATGAGTTACACACACGATAGCGTATCAGGCGGCACATCAGCCAAGTATGAAATGCTTTTCAAACTTTGGTTGCGTCACCAGCACAAGATGCAGTTCCCCACCAATGCAGCAATGTTTACAGGCCGTGTAGTAGAGGGCGGTCTAAACCGCGTTGAGGGTCTTGAGAAATACAACCCGGACGAGGGCAGACAAGATGGTATGCCTATCGCTGAAGCCACCCGTCACATGATGGCAGAGTATGATGAGTACACCCCAAGGGATTGGGATGAGGGCAAAGACAAAGAGGAGCATGAAGCGTTCCGCGATTTCTTGCCAGACATGCTAGGCCATGCTGTTGAAGGCTTGAGAGAGTGGCAAAGGCGTCATGGCCTCAACACGATTCACGGTGAGCATCAGACATGGTTTACGGTCCCAGAGTTGGACGTAAAGATAATGATGTTCCGTGACTACTATGGCGGTGACGTACTGTGTGATCTTAAATGCAAGATGCCACAGCGCAATCCTGTTAAGAAAGATGGCACCCGGACATGGCGTGTTCCCAAGCCGGACACACAACCTACCGAAAACAACATATTCCAAATGGCTGGCTACTGGAGAGCCACGGGGCAGAAACCATCGTTGCTGCAAGTCACTGCGTCAGGCCATCACATCTGGGATGAAGACAACTGCCCATTGCTGCGTGAGGAGCATCTTGAGAATGTTTATCAGGATCTAAAGCGTAGCTGGATAACCACACAGAACTTGATTCGTGCCGCGAATGGGAATTGGCACACACTGGCTGGCCTCGTGACGCCGGATTTTACGGAGATCGCCCGGCGTCATGGGCCACACATACTCAAACTAGCAAGGGAGTTTTGGAAATGATTACAGCAAGAGATCTTGATGACATGGACGATTTGTTCTCAACGCCTACACCATCGTTTAAGTTGGTGCGTAAATTAGACCCATCGACAAGCCATGAGGCGGCAGAGAATGTCAACGCGAACTACATGGAACAGGTTGTCTATGAGGTCATTGAAGGCTTTGGGCCAAGCGGCTGCATATCTGATCAAGTGCTAGAGGCTTTGTCACATCATCGCTACAGCACCGTCACTGCACGTTACAAGCAGTTGAAAGAAAAAGGGCTGGTGATTGTAGACGAACGCAAGCGTAAAGCTATCAGCGGCAGAAGCCAGCTAGTTATGTGGGCATCTAAACACTATCAGCGAGAAGAAAATGGGTAGACCAAAAGGCGTAAAAAACAAACCAAAAACAAATCAAATGATCACTCTGAAGCTAACCAAGCAAGAGTTTGGATTGTTGACACAGTGGAGCAAGGACCATTTTTGGGACAACACAGAGTCTTTTCAAAATGATATAGACATTGACGAGTTGCTTGGCTGGTCAAGAAGCTGCTTGCTGATGGCAAGGCTCAAGGCTATTGCAGATGATCAAGGTATTCACTTTGGGTACGATGATTTTCCAACAGAAGATATGGCACCCGCCGCCGTTAAAACCGACAGGGTTACTCAACTGTTTATTGATTCATATACAGCTAGCGTAGCAAATCTGGCAAAACAAAAGGCAAAGAAAAATGACTGAACAACAGCAACTAGAACAGCGTGTAGATATGCTACAGCTAGAGGTGCAAGAACTGCGCGATGAAGTCAAAGGACAGATCAAAGCGTTCACTATTGCTATCGATTTAATCAGGGAAATTTTGGAGAAAAAGAATGGCTAGAGGAACCTTGCCAGCAAATCTGATTCAAGCCTTGGAAGAAGTGGGCATGAGTACAGAGATGGACAAGGGTGCTGTATGGAACTGCCGGGGTACACCAGTCGTTCTGCACAAAGCCTTGGAACGTATTGCTCATAAGAAGGGTATACGTTTTGACCCACCAATGATCATAGAAACCAGTGCTGAACAAAACATTGCTGTGATGTGCGTCACTGGTTATCTTGGTGATTTCAGCGAATGGTCAATAGGTGAAAGTACACCGCGAAACACCACAAACAATTATCCTTTTGCGATGGCGGAGAAACGTGCCAAAGATAGGGTAATACTCAAGCTGATCGGTGTTGCTGGCTTTGTCTACTCAGAAGAAGAGGCTGATGAATTTAAGGATAGTAAGCCACAGCCTACTAAGACTGATGACACAAACTTTAATGATGCTGTACAAAAAGCCAAAAACTTTATGCGCGATGTTCATGTGAAATGCAGCCCCGCTAACATGAAGACATCAAGCGACTTTAATGCTTTAGTGTCACCGGAATATTTTGCTGATCGCATGAGAGAAATTAAAGAACATGCACCAGAGGTGTTCAATAAGATTGAAGAAGAACTAGCGCAAGCTGCGCGTAGATTAAAAGTGGAGTGGTAATATGCCTGTGAGACAAAGAAAGAAAGTGTTTGGGTTTAAGTTGTTTCCGAATCGAGACAAGAAATCAGATCGTGCGCCGGATTATGGCAACGCAAATGTGCAGTGCTATGACCCAATAATGAAGCAAATCGGGCCTGTATCACTGTCACCAGACAGTAAGTACGAGGCGTCAGCTTGGACAGAGGCCGATGGATCTATTGGTATCGCCATCAATGAGGTCATCATGGTTGAGTCAGAGGACAGTATTGCTGATGGTATTTCGCAAGGTGGGTTCAAACCCATCGCAGAAGCCATCGAAACGCAACATTATCCAGAAGGGCGTCAGGAAGCCCCACAGCAGCCTAGTGTCACAAAGCGGTGGTAACTAGGCACAAAAGGCACAAGAGCCGCCAGACAGCCGTTAAAACGCCAGCAATCCAGCAATGGGTAACTTGTGAGCGTTGTGGAAACCAAATGCTGTTGTCTGGTGGCGATTGGGTTATCAATGGACTAGGGGAGTTGTTGTGCTATGGAAACCAAAGTTGTTTCGTTCAAAGCGCACATAGACATAGAGGAAGCGAGGCTGGTAGCACCTGACTACTACGCTGGTTTGATACTGTTAGGGTGGGGGCCGTTCAGAATACTAGAGCATCACGGCTTTGAGCCATTAAAAGCAAAGTATGTGGTGCCTCTGTGCGACTCATCCGGGTACACAACAGAAGCCCACATCATAGAATGTCTTGCTCAATATATTGCAAGCGGTGGAGATTTAGTGACTTAACGCTTCTTCTTAGGCTTCTTGCCAGCCTTCTTCATGGCTATGGCTGTTGCCGCTTGCTTCTTCATTTTTGCAGACTTCATGCCGCCTTTTTTACCACCATAATGTCTTGGCATTTACTTCTTCCTCTTCTTCTTTGACGCAATAATTTTCTTTTGCAGTGCTGCTGGCAAGGTTTTCTGCTTGGCTGTCAGCATACCACCGTTACCGTTTTTCATCATCTTTTTTTTCTTTGAATGACCCGGCATCACTTCTTTCCTTTCTTGGCTTTGTTACGCTTGGAGATTGCTGCTGCCTTCTTCTTTGCATCAGCTTTGCTACTGGCACCCCATGCCCGGAGTGATAATAACAACCGTGTCGGCTTGCCATTTTTGTACTCTGGCCCCCTCATGTTACCCATACGAGCCAAGAAACTAGCGCGTCTGGGGTTGTCGCCCTTCTTGACAGGTGCTTTTAGGTTCATGCCCTGCTTCTTTGCAGATGCCCTGCCCTTTGCATTTAATCCACCACGAGGATTCTTCCCAGCCTTACGCTGCCATGCCGGTGTCTTAGCCATCTGCCAATGCTCTCATACGATCTACCAAACGTCTAGCCCGGTTGGGAACCTGAGTGTACCACCGCGAATCTACCATTTGGTCTGCTGCCTCGTTCCAATCCCTAGCGTCTACGCCAGCCTTCATACCCTTAAACTTGGATAGCCGAGGCCGACCCATGTTGAACATCATGTTAGCTATGATGTGCTGCGCCTCTTCCGGCAGATCATCAAAGTCTGGGTACAATACTTTGCACTCGTCAATCGTCACCGCCAAGTCTAGTGAAAACAACCGGCGCACACGCTCTTGCTCAACAGTAGTGCCAACAGGTTTGCCATGCTCTTCATCGCGTTCAGTGATAAGATGCCCAATCCCACAGGTAGGCAAGCCAAGGTGATCCAAGTACACCTCATACTTGCAGCCCTCGTCTTCGGCTATTTCTTCGCGTAACTTATCTTTGTTCATTTCTTTTTCTTCGTGGTTGTTTTCTTTTTCTTCTTGCCGCCACGCAGCAAATCAGAATCAGCTTTTCTTGCGCCACCTTTGCCAGACACAAAAGACTTTACCCGGCCCATAGCCCACTGGTGCGCTGATACTTTCGGCCTAGATCCTGATGAATAGTAAGCACCCAGCCCACGTTTGTAGACTTTATCAAGAGTAGACTTAGAATACCGTGAAGCACCAGAAACGCTTGCGTACCTAGACATCAGCCTTTGCTCCTTTGCTTGCTAATCCGATCCATCATAGCCGGGGTCAGCTTGCCTTGCCGATAAAGCTTGGCAGTACGCTTGATCTCTGCCTCACGCTTCTTCGGGTTCTTGGCACCGCGCACATATTTCTTTGGCACACCGCCTTTAGTTTTAGGCACCTTTGCAAACTTACGTTTTCCCGGCATCATTTCTTCCTTGCGTACTTGCTCATGGCACGATTGCCAAACCAGAATGACATTATAGCAGCAAACAGCCCTTGTGTCTCGCCGCTCCACAACAACTCTACAGCGTCTTTCCAGTCGCCGCCACTCTCAAGTACCTTGATAACGATAACAGCCTCTACAGCGCAGAATAGCGCAAAGAAAGCATATGTTATGACAGGGCGTACAGAACCACGCAGAGCATTAACAAAAGATCCCGCATCAATGGATCTGTCATGTTCATAGATTCCCTTTGTTTCTGCAATATCAGCTTGCATATCTAGTTCTTGCAGTTTGAGGTCGGACTGCACCCGTAGCAATTCAATCCTTTGCTTGTGTTCTTGATTGGCTTTGAAGAAATTTAGAACCTCTGGCAAAAAGCTAGTGCCAAACCCTAACAAGCTCCCTAATAAACTCATCATGTACTCAATCTCCCCTTTGGTAGCGGTACGCATTTCCAAGATATAGGCTTGTATCTTTTCATGTGTTTGTGTACAGATCGGCTCATCTCGTATGCTCTAGCCTCGCATTGTTCATAAGTTTTGTATGGGCCTCTTTGATCTTCAATCATCAAGCAATCTTCTGGCTGGTAAATCATGCACACCAGCACCAATGCTTGATACATCATTCCTTTGGTGTCCTTGCTTCCTTCCCAAGATAAATGCCGTAAACGCCTGTCATGACGCCCATAATTACAGATACAAATGCGCTTTGCTGCGTGGTCGGATTTTCCAAGTCCATGAACCACTCAGCGCAACGCCATGACATAGCGACAGACGCAATCATTGTTAACTTAGCTGTGAGGTTGAACTGTATGTATCGCTTCCACCAGTCAGTCATGTGATCCCCCACGCCCTAGCCACAGAAACCATTAAGAACACAAATAAACCAAGGCATGTTAATACGACAGCACCGATGATGAATACCGTTTTAAGCGTTTCCTCAAATTCTTGAGCCTTACGAACCGCCTCACGCCTTGCTTTCTCCTGCGCCTCTTTCTGCTCCCTGAGTTTCTTATTATGTAGGTCAACGATCTCTTGCCAAGTGTTTGGTCCAAACCGTAGGTTAATCATAGTTCGTATTTCATTCATTTGCTCTTGAAGCTTTTTGGCCTCAAGAACCGCATCAATGCTGCTTTTAAAGCTAATGTCACCAACACTAGCTTGCTTGTTACGCTCTTCATTGAGCTTCTTTTGGCAGTCAAACAACGTGCCGATTTGTTGTGAAATATCAGCAACAGATTGAACATCGTTAATCCTTGCCTTGATAAATGCAATCGCATTACTGGCGGCTGCTACGGCTGCTACGGCTGTTGCAATAGGCTCCATACTAGCCTCTCAAGATTACACCCAGCAAAAGAACGATCATAGTCCCAGCAGAGCCAATCATAATATGCTCAATCCGCTTGATGCGAATGATGGTTTCTTTCCAACGCTCCGCGCACACCGCTTCATGCGTATCTATCTGGGCTTGCACCGATGCGGCAGTTGGCTTGCTCATTCATCAGGCCAATCGTTGATCGGCGCGTTGCCTGTTGGGTTTCCATCTGAATCGACCGGCACATCATACAACGCCATAAATGCTGCGTGGTCAGTGGCACCCGTGATAGCCGCCTCGATGGTGTTACTGGCTGTGCGTATTGCAGCTCTAGCTGTTAGCGTTGCACTAGGCACGGAGTAGTCTGCAACCTCTGCTGCCTTAACAACCATCCAGTCTGTGACTGCCAGCTTGTCACCAGCTTGCCGCTTGACCAGTTCAATGGCTTGCGTCTTTAGCCCTTTGGTCACAACCTGTTCGCCATCTTGCATTACAGGGTTGCCGTCACCGTCAACCTCGTTGACATCATCCAGCGACTTAGCAACACCGGCTGACCAGTAGAACCTACTATCTACAGGCGCGGCATCATCTTCCCACACAAGTCCTATGCTGGCCTTATAAGCTGCATCCCACAGCATCCAGTTTGCGGGGTGTTGGATACCGTCATTGTCTTTCCACGCCTTACCAGCGCGGATGATGCGACCACTGTATTTATATGCCATTGGTTATCTCCTATCTGGCTGGTGAAAACTTGAAGGGTGTTTCGGCTATGGCGAGGAATATGTAAGTGCCGCCGTTAAGGTTCCACTGACCAGCACTTGTTCTTATCTTGAAACCATTGGACAAAAAATCTATATCATTATTAGCTGTTTCGGCATTGGAAGCGCTGGGGCGTAATTCGCCTGTGCTGCCATTGTAGGTTTCTCTCTTGTTGTCCATAATTTCCCACGGTTCTGCCGAACTTGAACATTTCAAAATAATCAGTGACGGCTTAAATCCTGTGAAAACCATAGGCCCATCGCTGCTTCCGTTCCCGGTGTAGGTGCCAATTTTACACGCACCCTCAAGGTCAGCAAACGCATACGCCACATAGTCACGGGCTGAATCATTCACATCATTGATTGTGCCAAGTGAAAACACGCTGCTTGTTGGTGCCGTGTCATTGAAAAATTGAACGCCATAGCCACCGTCTGTAAACGCAGCGGTATCATTTAACCGTGCGTACTCAAGCCACTGATTGCTGCCAACACCCTTACCGACAGCCCAATTATCTGCGGTGCTTGTGCATTTGATCCACAAGAGCTTGGGAACTTTGCCAAGACCGTGGCCGACTGTAGCTCCGTTTGTTCCGTTGCCGGAGTATGTGCAGATGGACATATACTCGCCAGCCGACACTTGTGACGTAATCGTGCCGTCGGTGTTGCTAACCGCTGTGCCGCCTAATTTCCAGTTCCACGCTACATAGGTTGAGCCACTGGCGTTATAATCAGCTACATAAGTTCCATTTTTTAACGTAAAGCCATTGCTGTCAAAAGATTCAACGCCATCAT